GCGTGCTCGAAGACGAGAAGCAGCCGATACCGTGACTTGGTAAGAGCCATTCAACAGATCCAAGGGTGAAACTTTCTTGGCAGACGCAGCCAGCTCGTCGCTCAACCATTGCTTAATCTGCGACGGCTTCAGGCGGTGGTTCTGCCGGATGCAATATTCGATGAACGGTGTGACGATGTTGTCAGCGATCTGATCAACCAAATCGGAGGACTTGTTGGCTTCACCACCCGTCATTGCTTGGACGCCCGCGCCAGTGCGCATATCCCCGGTCTTGCCAGGATTTTGTCCCTGCGCCTGGATGCCCGCGCCCGTGACCTACATAGCCCAGGATTTCACTTGCTCGATGATGGCGAGGGGTGGTCCTTCCATGATGGAGTTGCGAGTCAACGGCTTAAATTCACCGCCCGCGTCGGACTTGAAAACTTTGCCCGGGAAAATCCACTGCGCCTGGGCTGTGTTGTTCAAACCAGCAGGCGAAGTGTAAGTGCCCATCAAGTTCAAGTTGACATCGTCGAAGAAAGCATTCACGACACCTTGCGCCACGCGCTGGTAATCGGTCAGCCAGAAACCAATGCCATAACCATAGAAGCTATCGGGAGCTTCCCGGAACACAAAGCTGAGGAATGGTGGACGACTCTCATCATGGGAACCGTTGAAGATACAATATAGCCCCTCGAGCACCATCACATGCCGTGTATCGGTCCAATAGTCAAAGATCTCCCATTGTTTCGCCAGAGGGTCGGATTTGCTGAAATCGTAGTTTTCCGGATATGCCTTCTGTGGCGTGGTGGTCTGTTGGAAGATCGGGTTGCCGGTGTTCGCACCCTGCGTATCTAGGACGTTAACGGACGTTGTGTCCATCTTCTGCGGGGTAGTCAGTTTGATGAGTTCTTCCCGCGTAGGAATGTTGAAACCTTCCGTGTTACGGAACTTATCAAGATCGTAAGAAGACATGTAGATAAGACGGCCACACCAGGATGCCGTCCAGGCTTCACCGCGCCGGCAAGCGGGGTCGCAACGGAAACGACGAATAGGTACGTGCTCAAATTTAGCCTGGTTGTACTCCAGTGTGTGGTCGACATACTCTTCGATGTCGTCCTCTCCACCCTTCTGGATACTCACAGACTGGTCACCGCCAAGATGAACGGCAGTGGCTGCGCCTTTTTGACGCTTCCGCTTAACTACAACCGAACAGGTCTGCCAACCATAATGGGCGACACCGGTGCCTTGCAGCAGTCCGTCGTAGCAAACATGGCGCATTTCCTGCTTAAAAGGTGTGTCCTTGAACCCGCACTTCTTCATCTGGGCACGAATCAGGGCTGATTCGGCGGCAGCTGTGTCGACATCAGTACCCGAACAGGGATCGAGCTGAAAATAATTGAAACCCGCGAAGAGATTTTCTTGAACGACTGCCAACAAGCTGTAGAAATGCTCTGCGATGAGCGGCATTCCGAGATGGGAACGGTACTGATCCGAACCCTTCCATTTCATGGGTTCTACCCAGGCTCTCAGCATCAATTCGGTGAGGTTCCATGAGCCTATTAGCCCTCTTGATGCCTCAAATGCCTCAGATAGCAGACGATTCTGAGTTGCTTCCGCCAACATTGACGCATCGGAACGATCCTGATCAGGAAATCCGACATCTGATTGGGAAATCGGCAGTCCAAGTTCACCGGGAGGGATAGATCCCTTCAGATCGGTGATTCTCAACTGCGCGAGAGCATTTTCGAGGATTCTGTGGTCCATTTGTGTCCTACCTAAGCGCGAGGAAGCGCACTAATCCGAATAGTTATCTATTAGAAGCTTAGAATGAACCTGGGACTCTACTATCCCAAGTGTCATCTTCTGGTTTGGGATTTAACTTGCGTAAAAAGCTCTGATTGGATGGATCTCCTTTGGGTGAAGGTGCAAATTCAAATTGACTTGGGGCTTCCACCACCCAACCTAAAGCATCACCATAATCGTCGTGTCGACCCAAGCATGGCCACTTTTTCAGTTGGTCGACCAGAATATCATAACCTGGCATATTGCCATTCAACCAAAGGCGACGCTGTCCAAATACTCCTCTTAGACCGCCGATCCTGACCAACTTGGCATCTTTCGAATGCGATGTCTTCAACCATTCGACGGGGAGCTTTTGAAGGTTGGTGTCTCTTGCGAAAATGTCGAAGATCGTCTGGTAGGCTTCCCAACCGAGGAACTTTTCTAAATAGATAATGTTGGGCCGGTGCTTTACGATTATGTTGAAGAGCTCCTTTGCCACAGTCCAAGAATCGAATTTCCCATGAACACAATCAATCACGAACAGTTGCCCTTGGAAAGTTCGGACAACATACAGCACAGACTTGTCGCGACGCTCGTTTCCTGCATAAGACAAGTCGCCCATCACGAAACAAGGTGCCTGCAAAGCCGTGGGAAATTGCTCCGTATGCCACAGCGTCTGGGCTCCCAACAACTCTTCGGTGAATGTTTGGTCTCCCTCAGCAATAGGTGAATTTTCGTATTGACAAGCAAAGAATTCAGAACCAAGCCGGATGCGTTCGGCCTCTAGAAATTCGACACTGTGGCCTTCTGTCCTACCGTCGCGGCAACGGAACTTCGGGAAGAGAACCCCCTTGCTACCGGGCGCTGCTTCGAATTCCAAACTGCCTGTTATGTAGCAGGGGGCCTCTATCGGGTTAGAATCGAAATCGTGTTCAATGTCCTTGGCCCCACAATTCTTACAGAGCTTCACCCAACAGGACTTGACACTGATAATCCAAGGATCTGTGCCTAATGCTTTGCGTTCCGCTTCGGCAAGCTCTTGAATGGTTTCGTACAAATCGCCATAGCTGTACCGCGTCCCGGTGATGTACATAAAACCATCTGGAGCGAGCAGCGGGCAAATGTCGCGATAGTCCTGAATGCACTTGGCTAAAGCCTTGAGGGACCTGTAGTTACCGTCATTAACTAAATCGTCAACGAAAATGACATCAAAGTGGGACCCAGCTTTGACGCTACGGGCGGTTGAAATGGCCATGGTTGGTTCGGCGGCCATCGATAGAGGACGACAAGGAATCGTAAATTCGGACATGTTGCCGAGCTTGGGGCCGCAAAACTCCGGAAAGAGTTCAATAAATTTGCGTGTGGGCCGCTCAAAAACACGCTTGACGCGATCCAACTGGCGCTTGGCCAGGGTATCCCCACCTGTCACGAAACAAACACGAATGCCAGGATAATTTAAGATTAGTTGGACGATCTCCACGATGATGGCGCTGGTTTTGAATGTGCCTCGGGACCAGAGAATCATCCTCTTTTTCTTTTTTAAATCCAGGTCATACAGAGGCGTGCCAATGTTTTTCTTAAGCAGCTTCTCGAAGAGCCAGCGGTGGGGAATATCCTGGAAGTCCATCCCCATTACATCAGAGGATAGATACAACAGATCGGTCATAGCGCGGGTGCGCTCGGCAAACCACTTCTCTTGGGCATCTTCGGAGAGTTTGTTGTAAGCCTCGACAAAGCTGGCGGGGAAGCCTGTCATGTCCATTGCCATGTGGCTCCTTATGACGCTCCTTAGTCTGTTGTCACAGCAACGTGACTTGAACTTCGGCACCCGTGCTATCGGTGTCGATGAAAATGCGTTCCGCCGGGATATTGTCACCAGCAAACTCGACAGCAACTTGACCGGTAAGAGTCAAAACTGCTGTGTACCGCGATGCTGATACATTCAGATCACCAACGTAAATGGAATGTGTGGTGTTGCCCTTGTCGGCCTGAATCCGCACCGTCCGATATGTTGCAGTCGGAGCGATGGCAACGTATCCCGAATCCCCAGTCAGAGGTGCATCCGCTTCAGTTACCGGAAAACTGATTGACAACTGGGCCGGGTTGTTCTGCCAAATCGTGGCGGTGACGCCATTCAGGAACGTAGCAAAAGTGTATCCCCAGAGGGTGACTTGCTGACTCTTGTTCATTCCGTTGTCGGGAAATGCTTCAAACTCTGCAGAAATAGTTGGAGGAGCCAGGAAGATCGTACAGAGGCCACGGACGATTTCGTACGCGACGGCATACCAAACTTTTCCAGTGTAAACTGGTGTGCGGGAACCTGCTGTGGCTGCAACGGGATAGAGTGTACGTGGTTGACTCATGATTTTCCTTTATGTGCTTTGAGTGCATTCTGGTAGGCTGAAATTGCAGCCCCCTTGCCGGCTGCTTTCTCTATGCGCCGAAAGTTTCCCGTAGTCTTAGTGCGGCCCAGCGCGTGAACCGCAGCGCGACCGTGCGCTCCCATTGGTTTGTGTCCTTCGCCTGGTTTCTTTAACCCCTTTATTTCCATCATTTTGCCTTGGCTCCTGACTTGGAAAGACCTTTGAGAGCAGCCATAACAGACCCTGGACTACCCTTGATCTTGACCTTCATCTTTGCTTTTTCGCCCATTATGGCCTCTATTTAGCCTCGGGTAGCTCGTAACCTTTGAGGTCGAAATCGTATACCGGGTCTTTCTTCGGCTTCGGACCGGGCTTCTTCTTAACTGTAGTGGTGATTACATCCTTCACGGGTCTACCGTTGCGGTAGACGGTGACGATACTTTCTTTCTTTGGAGGCTGATTTGATTTGACTGTAATCCAGCCTT